AGGTGATAGGCTTAGCGGCTTTGAGCGCCTGCGGGTAGATGCAGCGCAGACCAGCTTCTTTGAGGGCAGGGAATTCCGCATGTTCAAGGAACTCAGTCTTGCAGCAGGTACATCGCTGGTCATTAAGGTGGTTGTGCCCGTGAATGTGATCCTAACAGCCAACAAGCTTACGCTCGTCGACGGTTGGGTGCGCATGAGTACAGTGTCAGGCGGCACAGAGGGTGGCACCTTTGCTGATGCTCTACCCAAGTTTGCAAAGAACCTGATGACGGATCGCCGTAAGACCTACGGTGACGGCACGCAGTATTACACTTCCGTGCTAACTCTGTCCTCTGGTGGTACACTCGTAGGCGGAACTGAGTTGGATGTGGTGCTAGTTCGGACGAGCAACGCTACCGCCCAGGCTGCAGCCGTGTCCGACAGCTCTACTACGCGAGGTGTAGTGCCTGGAACCTACTACTTTAAGCTCACTAACATGGGCTCAGGTACAGCTTCTGGCGTGCTGCATGTAGAATGGGAGGAGCGCCCGTAGGCCAAATGCAAAATTGGGTAGCATAGGCGCGGGTAGACCTCCGACTCACGCACACTGCCATGCCCCCGTAGGCCCCTGCTCGCGCATGCGGGCGCGTGTAGGCCTGCGCATACGCGCGGGAATGCACGGGCTGGGCTCGGGTTGCGCTTGTTGCGGGCTGTGCGGGGCTTGTAGGGGCTCGGGAAGGGGCCTAGGCGGGCCAGCAAGGGCCCTAAAATGCTCGGGCTAGGCAAGGGTAGCTTGGTGGTGCGTGCGGGGCTTGTAGGGCTCAGGCTGCGGGTGGCTGTGAAGCGCAGGGCAGGCGTGTACGGGCAGCATTTGTATCCTTTTCGCTGCGGGCCTACTGCCTATTTATTAAGCACATAGTAGCCTGCGGGAGTCTTGGTACACTTAACGAGGATAGGTAGTTGCTTAAAATTTAAGCACATCTATTGCATGGTATGCATACCATAAGCTACAGAAAGCCCATAGAAGCACAGACTAAGCACATAGACAAAGCAGATAGACAGCAGACATACAGCAAGAACATAGCTATAGACATAGCAGACACACAGCCAATAGATAGCACATAGCACAAGACATACAGCACACCAAAGCCTACATAAGCCCATGCAGAGCTACATCACAGCAGACACAATCAGCACCTAGACAATAGATACAAGGCATGCACAGGCTTACACCATGCATAGATATGCACACACGAGCCTATAAGGGAAACTCTATGGATAACCTATCTATTGACAGGGATATTAATTCTGTGCTTATAATGCTCACCATGCTGACAACATACCGGCTTATGCTGGTGCAGATCAAGCAGGTAGTGCTAACCACTACGGGCGTAAGCCTAAAGGCACGACAGGATTCTAGCTACTGGGGAAACAAGCTAGGCAGTCAATAGGCGGGTATTGACAGGGCTTAAATACTGTGATACAGTATGGGCTAAGTCAGACAAGCGATGACCGTGACAGACTGTAGCGTGATGGCGCAGCACGGCAGAGCATAGGCGGTGGATGTTCCACAATACGCCTAGTGTTGACAGATAGCTTAGACTGTGCTACAGCAGGGCTCATTAAGCGAAAAGCCTTTAGGCTGACGGCAGATGGCAGGTGTTGACAAGCCATCCGGACTGTGATACAGTTCACACCATGCACTGATCGTAGTGCCCGGTTGGGTAGATAGTAGGCTTAGGTTCGCTATCTATGAGGCTGGTTTGTTCTTTGCTTGTGCGTTGGAGACAGCGCGTAAGAGCTTGCAGTAGTGCGTATCGCCTACGTGGTGAGTATCAGATTGTAGCGGCTGGATTGGCTTCCGGCGTGCCCATTGTGTTGACTTGAGCGCTAGCATGGCTTCGGCTTTGTGAGCGTAAGGGTTAGCGACCGGGGTGCGATATGTGAGCCAGAATAGCGCAGCGTGCACGTTATGGCGTAGGTGCAAGATACTACGTTGGGCGGGTGGGACTGCGTTTAAACAGTGGGGATGAGGAGTTCCTTCACGCTACATGGCCTAATAACTAAAGTTTAGTTAGTAGCGCATCTGTTGAAAAGGTGCGCTATCTACTGCGCTTTGCAGTTTATTAGGAGCTTATGATGAAAGACACCGCGACTATCAACAAGGAAATTGCAGCCATCAAGACCGCTGGCGCCAAGCTGGATGACCGCATCCAAGCCTGCGCCGTGGATGTGCTGGAGCACTTCGCCGAGCACAAAGACACCGGCATGGTCAACCGCCTGTACCTTGCATTGAGCAAGGGTGCGCGTTCTAGCGCCATGGCAAGCTGGTTGCTGGCTTACTGCGCCGTTAAGCCCAACACTGAAGCTAGCACCAAGAAAGAACAGCCCTTTGCCTATGACCGCGAGAAGCAAACCAACGTCGAAGGTGGGCGCAATGATATGTGGTACAGCCACAAGCCCGAAAAGGCTGTGGATGAAATCTTCGACTTGCAGAAGGCTTTCCGCGCCTTGATGGCTAAGGCTGCCAAGGCTACCAACGTTGTCCACGGGGACCGCGAAGCCTTGATGGCTATGGCTAAGGCTGTGGGCATCCCCGAAAGCGATGTGCCGCCTATCCATACTGCCAAGGCGCGTGCCGATCTGGAGGATGCGCCGCTGTAAAGACAGTTCAGCCTAATGCCCGCAAGGGCATTGGAGTGCATTGTCGCACAACAACAGGAGGCATCATGCCAATTATGTACTTTGCGGCTAACTTAGCCCGTGCAGAATTTGAATTGCAACAGGCGCAGCGGTGTGTAAAGGCGGGCACGATGTGCAACGTTGCGAGTTTCCGCGCCACTCGAGATCGGTGGTGGGGCTTATACAGAGCTGCGAAAGGAGCAGTATGAAATGTCGTACACAACCAGTTTGTACCGCACTAGCTCCCGCAGCTACGCTGGAGTCTGGTGGGAGAGCTACGCCAAACGCAAGGCGGCGCTGTGAACGTCCTACTCTGGGCGGTGTGGTGGGCCGCGCTACTAGCATACCTAGCGTGGCTCAGTAGTGTGATCTAAAAGCATAAAGCGCAAGCCCTACGAGCTAGGGCTTGCCTGTGTGCTTTCAAGGGAAAGTGCAGTTGCGCCGCAAGGCGTGGCCGGGTGTCTTAGCTTGTTCTGCGGCCCGCAAGCAATCTGTGAGAATCAGCAACCGTCATGCGTCTTGGTGCGCTCTCACCAATGGTCTTAATGTTGGAGGATTTATGTGACACGCCGATAGCTGCCGAGCTTTGTACTAGTCCTGGCTGATGTTTGCAGCCTGTAGCCTATGCTCTGCGTAGGCTATGGAGTGCGTACGTTATCCGCACGTTATAGGGGCCTTTATGGACGAGAAACTGAACTACATTGAGTGGCTGCGCAAGTTCGCGGACTACATTGAGCAGGGCGATTTTGATTACGCCTATCTGTGTAATATGCTGGACGCCTACAAGGTTGCGGGCAGCTTGCAGCAGTACAATCAGAGAGCATACAATCAATTTGCCTACCCGTATCCAGAGTACGCCAAGCGCGTACTGGCCGAAGTTGCTAAGCTGGGCGATGAGCCCAATCACGGCATTGGTGGGGCTCTGTGCGACCAGTACGGTCTTGAGCCTACTCACGATCTGGTGCGTTGTAAGAGCCTCCGCGTCCGCTTCCTCCGCGAGCTTGCGGACACCGCAGCGGCTAAAGTGCACAGTCCTGAGCTTGTGCGGGCCTGCCATGAGGCTATCGAATGGCTTTTTAGCCCGGAAAGGTACGAATGGCTATGTGAAATCGCAGACGATATGGCAGACCGCGAAGCTGGTGAAGCGCTACAAAAGGCAGTGGATTCTGCACTTAATGGGCACTCATTCTTACCACGCTCGCTGGCTGTATCTGGCCTGTACCCAAAGCCCGCTAAGCAGCGACCTGCCGAGTGGCGTCTGCATTCCCGCCTGTGGTGGCTTAACCAAATCCTGAACGGGCACCCTGTGCCGGGGGCAGCAGAATGCAAGCGCTGACGAGCCTAGACCAACTGCCACCGCCAGCGCCGGGGTTTACCCGTGTGGTGCGGGGCGAGTACGCTGAACGTCCTAAACGTGCGGTGGCCGATCACATGGATGAGCGCTGGCGCTTCTTGCCTAACCCGTACAACGATGGGGTAGCAGCGCCTAAATGGGACTACAACTGCGCAGCCTGGGAGCATACATTCAACGAGTGGTGGCCCGAGCATGCCCGCGAGGCACTACGCCAAGCTGGCCTGCGCTTCGTCGCGCTTGATGTGCCCAATGACCGCATTCTGCGTGGGCGCAAGCAAGCCATGATTGACCGCGATGCCGCCGTGCTGGTGGCGGAACTACACTAAGGAGAAACTATGGAAGACCCAACCCAACAATACAACTCTACGCCCAACGAGCCCAGCAAAGGCTCGCAGTGGCGCTTCTGGCAGAAGGCGTTTTTGGCGGCTCTGTCAACGGGCGTGGCTACATACGACGCACAGAGCGTGGCAGATTACGCACTCGATCGCTATAACGCCAAGTGGAAGGAAATGTTCAAGAGCTAACTAGAGCGTAGCCTGATGCCCTTGCGGGCATTGGAGTGCGCTCTGCACTGACCGCCCTGTATGGGTAACTTTAAGGAGTCAATATGAGTACGATTATGGAAGCGCTGTACAAGAAAGTTGATGCTGAAGATGGGGCGTATAGCGCTGCTGAAGTGCTGTCCGGTTATGACCAAGCCCGGATTACTGGTCTTGCAACAGCCCTGCGTGCGGCCATCAACAGCGAGGCACAGGAGTTGGGTATCTGTGGAGCGGTTAAGGCTTATAATATCATTCCTTGGCTCTGCGCAACGTCTAAGCAGACACTCAAGCCCGGCTACCGCACATCGTACCCACTGGGTACTCGCCACGAGAGCGGCCAGCCTTGGAGCAAATCCCGCAAGGCGATGGCCCAGCACTGCCTCAGCCTGATCGAGCTGTACTTGCAGGAGACAGCACCGAGCAAATCCTACAAGCCCACACACGGAGGCTATCCAAATGCGTAAGCTCTCAATGTCCGCAATGCTCGCCCTGGTGGCGCTGCTTGCCGCTTGCGGTGGCGGTGATCCCGACGAAGAAGTACATTACGGCAGCACTCGCCCCTGCGTGTACGTTCCAGTAACTGATAGCTGCGTATGGAAGGATGATCCCGATGCACAATACCCTTAATGTTTGGCGGCAGCTCATTGCCGTAGTGCGGTGCTTGGTTGCGCCGTCAGCACCGCCAGTGCCAGACTCAGACTGTGTAATCGAGTCCGCGCATAACTGCATCGTGATGCTGCAGGAGAAGGATGACGAGTGGGTGCGCAGCCTCGACACAATCGAGGCACATGGCCGCACATGGCGCACTGGCCCGCCACCCCATGTTGGCTGGTGGAATGCAAGCGTTGCTCCATCAGAGCCGTATGCACCCGATGCGTGGCGCTGGTGGGACGGTAAGCGCTGGTCGCTGTATCGAAGTAAGTACCTGCAGGCTCATGAGCAGATTAATTACAGCCTCATGGAAGTATGGTGGAACGCCTACTATCCAGACAACGCAGCCGTGCCCCGCATGACGCCCGAGCAGTGGAAGGAGCGCGCCCGTGCAGCAAGCAATCAATGAGCTTGACGAGGTGATTGCCGACGAGCAAGCGCCGCGCAACGTCAAGGACGCAGCCTCTGCTGTGCGCCGTGCTCTCCTTGATAAGTTTCCGCCTGACCCAAACCTAATGCTGCTCGTCATCAAGCACAGAAGTAAGGAGCAAGACCGCTATGGCAAGTAGAGTTCAGCTTACAGCCTACGTGCCCAGTGAGCATCTGCCCTTGCTTGGTACGCACATTGCGGCCTGCACTGTAGTTGCAGGAAACGGCGTGTGGCGTCACCGCCTGGAGCCGGTGTGCGTGCTTACTCTCGTCACATCGCAGACGGCTGCCGAGGAAATCGCAGCGTTCATCCATGCCCGCCTGACCTCAGCAGGAGAGCAAGAAGTTCTTATCACCATCCACCCCGTAACTGTATGGAGCCCACAATGACTGTCAATTCTTACACCGTCCGCATTGCACGTAAGCTGCACCAACTGGCCCGCCATGTTCTAATGCGCCGCTTGCTGGCAGCACAAGACCGCGCCGAGCGCGTGCTTGACTCCACCAAAGACCGCGCCATCATTGCGGACAAGATCATCACCGCTGCCGTGACTGCCGCAGAGCAGGCACACGCCGAGGTAGATGCTGCTGAGAAGCACGTCGAAGCGGTCAACGTGGCGGTGGATCAGGAGCTTGAGGCTCTGGGCTACTAATGCACACGCATACTGCCGCCTGCCCTAGCTCATGCTGGGAACCTAGGTGGGCGCATGATCCTTACAGACACCAGCGGCTGCCGCGTGGCTGGCTGGCGTCTAAATTCATCGGCCCATTTAGGCACTATTAAGCGCCGCTGGTCGCTCACCAGCACAACCATTCTTCACTTCAAGGACTACACATGACTGACTTCAACACCCAAGCTCAAGACCAAGCCGAAGCCGTGCAACTGACCCGTGCACAGCGCATCGAGAAGAAGATTACCGACAACGCGGAGCGTATCAGCAAGGCCGAAGCTCTGGCTGATCGCCTGATTGCAGAGAACAAGAAGCTCCGTTCTGCGCTGGAGAACGCCGCTGTGCTGGAGGAGTTCGAGAACACCGTGAACAGCGAGGCTATCGTGGGCCGCACCGTGGACTTCTACTTTGGTCGCGCCGCCAGCCGCAAGCTGGAGACAGGCACGGTCATTGCGTTCAAGCCCAAGGAAGATAAGGTTGCGGCTGCTGTGCGTGTCTCGTTCGGCTCGGGCTTCGATGCTACGCTGGTGACGGTGCCTACCGCTGCGATCAAGCGCGTTGATGGCATTGATTACGTGGATGCCGACGAAGCAGAAGCCACAGCAGAAGGCGAGGCAGCCTGATGTACGGCGGGATGCGCGCTGCAGGTTTGAAAGAAGCCGAGCAGAAGCAGCAAGTGCAGCCCGCATCCCGCGTTGAGCGGGTTGTGGTGAAGCCTGCACAGGCTGAGGAAGTTGAGTACGTGCTGCGCTTGACACCAGCCCAAGCCTCTAAGATACTGGCACTTACAGGCCGCGTTGTTGGGCGCGACTCGGACTGCCGAGAAATCTGGCAAGCGCTGGACAAAGAAGTTGAAAGCGCCCAATTCAGCGGCAACCCACAAGTGGTACACTTCAAGGACTAACATGGCACGACAACGCAAGACATTCGTATCCGACGCTTACGCTAAGCGTCAAGCAGCATTCGCCAAGCTTGGCGTGGGCAAGATCGTCAACCCGCTGCAGCAGTTCCGCAAAGCGCTGCAAGACGCCTTGCTGGCAGTGCTGCGGGCTGAGCGCAGCTTCCCTGCTGGAAGTCCAGAAGTATTCGTCACCGACAAGGAATACCAGAAAGCCAAGTTGTTCCACGAGCACGCCAGCTTCTACGCTAAGCGCGGCGACGGCGCAGCCCTTCAACGCTTCGCTATGCGGCAGTTCGCTTGACGCAAGAGTGGGCCAAGCATACGCAGGGCCTGCCGCGAAGCAGGTCTATCCGCGTACCGCATGGCTGCGGTGAGGGCAAGACTCTGCGGGTTGAGCATCATGATGACGGGAGCTACCACGCTTACTGTTTCAGGTGCGGCCCGCAGGGTTTCATCCCTCGGCCCGAGCTGTCGGTATCGGAGAAGATCGCTGAGCTTAATGCCAAGCGTGACATTGAACTACGGCAACGCGCAAGCATTGCCCTGCCACAGCCTGCGGAGTACGATGTGCAGCAGTGGCCCTTGCATGCACGGGTGTGGCTTTACAAAGCGGGCTTGTCCAATGACGACATTGAGAACATCGGCGCGTACTACGTGCCACCAATAGACCGAGTTGTGCTACCTGTGCGGGACGCCGCAGGCAGGGTGCTGTACTGGCAGGCGCGAGGCTGGAAGAAAGGCTTCGCAAAGTACATCAACCCCGAGGTAGATCGCAGCAACTTGGTCGCACAGTACGGCAGCGGCCCCGTACTGGTGCTCACCGAAGACATACTCTCGGCTTACGTTACGGCGCGAGTAACGCAGGCGTGGTCTTTGCTGGGCACGAAGTTGCCTGACGGTGTGGCCGCATTGATTGCCCGTCAGGAGAAGCCAGTAATAATGATGCTTGATCCCGATAAAGCGGGCGAGCAAGGCAGAGCTAAGGTGCGGCGTACCTTAGCAGCAATGGGCGTTGAGGTGCACATCGCACGACCCCAGCGCGATCCTAAATATTTTACGCGAAAGGAAATACTCGCATGCCTTATGGATTCCCTCCCCCAGACCCATCCCGTGCTGTCGCAATTCTCTGCGGCGTATGGATCGCTGCGCTGGTAGCTTACGGCGTGATCGTGAGGCTGTCATGATTACAGTGAACGGTGTAGTTTTCGCCGCTGTTACAGCCAGCGCCCCGTACGCTTGCGATGGTTGCGTGGCACAGCGCGACTCCAGACTGTGCGGGGCATTGCCCGATTGCACCACTGACGAGGATGTTATCTTCGTGCTACACGACGACGACGACGCAGAGCCTGCGCAGATTTACAACCGCATCATGAACAGAGACAACGAATGACTACGCCTTACCCAGAATACAAGCCCGGTGATTTCTTTGTGACCTGGTACGGTACACGCTACCGCGCGGAGGCGGGCACTCCCGGTAGGTGTAACGGCTGTGCCGGGTACGGCCCAGGCCCCACGTCTGTGTGTGCTTCTCTGCCCGTTGGCTGCAGCAGCACCGACATTATCTGGATCAAGGAGGAATCTGCTTGAGCCTAGAGCTTACCGTCCTGCGCTTGATGAAATACCGCAAGCGCATGGAAAGGCTCGGCCATGCCGTGCCAACTTCTGCCCTTGAGGCGCGCACCAAGATTATCTTTGATGATTTCAAGGCGTACTTCAAGGAGTTCCCAGCAGTGGAGTGCATCGACCATGATGCATTCATGCTGTGGTTCAAAGGCTTCCGCCATCCGACGTTGACCGAGGAGCAGCGCGCAGCCTACGACACCATGCTGCGGGCCGTGCAAGATGACGTGCCCGCTGATGTGGAAGCGGGGCTGATGGAACGCCTAGTCGCAGCAGACACAGCTAACCGCGTAGCTGCGCTGCTCCAGCAATGGAACGATGGCGACGAGGTTGATCTGTATGTTGCACTGCGCGCCGCAGTCGAAGCCTTTGAGGATCAGACTAACCGCAAGGTCAAGACGCCCTGGGTGCAGACTTCGATTGGCGAGATGCTAGCCGAGGAGGAGAACGATACCGGCCTGCACTGGCGCCTCGCCTGCTTGAACATGAGCATGCGCCCACTGCGAGGCGGTGATTTTGTCGTTGTCGCTGGGCGCCCCGACAAGGGCAAGACCACGTTCCTTACTGACCAGCTAACGTACATGGCGGCGCAAGTTGAGGCGCTGTACGGAGGCAGCCGCAACATCGGCTGGTTCAACAACGAAGGCCCAGGCAAGCGCATCATTCAGCGCTGCTATCAGTCCGCGCTGAACCTCACGGTGCCCGAGCTAGTCGAGTTGTATCGCAAGCCCAGCAAGACGCACATGCACAAGCTGGACGAGGACTACGCCGCAGCTTTGGGCGGGCGGCTGGATGCCCTGCGTGTCTACGACATTCATGACTTCTGGAGTCATGAGGTTGAGGACATTATCCGCAGCCAGAACCTGGGCCTTGCTGTCATGGACATGGTGGACAACATCAAGTTCGGCGGCGAGGCTACCAACGGGGGCGAGCGTACCGACCAGAAGCTGGAGGCTATGTATCAGTGGGCGCGCATGCTGGCTGTCAAGCATGACATTCCAGTAATCGCAACCTCGCAGATCAGCGCTGATGGCGACGGCCTTGCATTCCCTACGCTGGGCATGCTCAAGGACAGCAAGACGGGCAAGCAAGGCGCAGCCGAGGCAATCATCACGCTGGGCGCAAGCAACGAGCCCGGCCTTGCAGGCACGCGCTTCATCGGCGCAACCAAGAACAAGCTGCACCGCAGCGGCGGCCCGCGTGACCCACGTTGCGAGGTGCTATTCGACTCAGAGCGCGGGCGTTACAACATGCCAGGAGGCCTATGACAGATTCGTATTACCGCCCACCAGGGCATCCACAACGAGGGGCGCAGCTATGAATGTAGAGCAACTAGTCGCTGCTACTCAAGAAGTGCTGACCACTTTCCCCCAGGGCCAAGCGTTTCTCACAGGAAGCGCTACGGTTAATCTGTGCGAGGCGCAGGACATAGACTTCGTAGTACGGGGTACTAAGGACGACATTGACCGCCTAACTCTTTGTGGATGGGAGATTTCCTCAAAGGAATACGACGCGATGGTACGGTGGTGTCTGCGAAAGGGTGACGTCAATGTTATCCTTGTGCTTGACGATACCGAGTACCAGCGGTGGAAGACTGCGACTGCTGCGCTGTTCGCGCTGGCGAAAGTTGGTGTGTTCCCGAACAAAGAGCAACGCGCTGTGTTGTTCATCGCCATTCGGGAGTCCATCGAATGACCTACGCCGTAGTGGACTTAGAGACAACGACATACACATCGTTCAAGCGCAAGGCCAACCCGTTCAATCCGCTCAACTGGATTGTGTACGCTGGTTGGCAGCACAAGGACGACGCTGCGCCGCAGATGCTGCGCTTTAGCGCTGAGCACCAAGACCATAGCTGGTTCATCAAGCTGCTCGTGCCTGCCAACAAGTTCATCGTTGGGCAGAACTTAAAGTTCGACATGCTGTACCTGCTGCGTGATCCCGCCGTGCGTGGGGCGTGGATGCAGTGGGTTGAGCAGGGTGGGCTGATCTGGGACACGCAGCTCGCGGAGTACCTACTCGATGGACAAGTGCAGGCATCGCACATGCTGAGCCTGGACGAGCTGGCCGTGCGCTACGGCGGCGACCTCAAGGTGGATGAAGTCAAGGCGCTGTGGGAAGCTGGCGTGCAGACGCAGGACATTAACCCCGAGCTTATCGAGCGCTACCTGATTGGCGAGACCCTGCCTAATGGGCAGCGCCGCGAAGGTGACATTGGCAACACCAAGCTAGTGTTCTTGGGCCAGCTCAAGCGTGCGCAGCAGCAGGGCCAGAGCCGCAGCGTCATGCTGAACCTGGGCTCGCTCGTTGCCTCCGTGGAGATGGAGTTCAACGGCATGTACGTTGATAAAGCCAAGGGCGAGGAGCTTGCTAAGGACTTGGAGCAGCGTCTGGGTGAAGCGCTAGCCCGCCTGAACACATACCTGCCTGCTGACCTACCCTTCCAGTTTAACTGGACGAGCCGTCACCAGCTTAGCCCGTTGATCTTTGGGGGCAAGGTCAAGTACCAGCGCCGCGTGTATAAGCTGGAGAACGGCGGAGAGGCGCCCGTTGACCAGTACAACGCGGCGGTTGATGGGCCAATCGAATGCCCGCAGATGGACGAACTACACTACGTGCTAACCTCTGGCAAGACAATGGTGATAGGGGAGTATGAGGCCCGATTGCTGCAGTACCCTGACGGCCTATCGGACAAACCGCCAGAGCGTGAGCGTTACAAGGGTGGCAAGAACGCAGGCGAGTTCAAGACCAAGAAGGTCAAGGTGCCTGACCGCACACGGCCTAAGTCTGCAAGCCGGGACTTTGAGTACGCCTTCCCAGGTGTGACAGAGCCTAAGCCTGAGTGGGCAAGCAGCGACGAGGGTCTGTGGTCGGTAGCCTCTGAGGTTATCGAGGAGCTGGGCAATCGCAACATTCCTTTCCTGAAAGACTTGGCTGCTGTCAAGAAGATGGACAAGGACTTAGGCACGTACTTCATTCGGTGGAATGAGACGAAGGGCGAGCACGTTGGTATGCTGACGCTGGTGCAGGATGACAGCATCATTCATCACGGCATCAACCATACGAGCACGGTGACGGGGCGCTTTAGCTCCAGCAACCCTAACCTGCAGAACATCCCGAAGGGCAACAAGTCCGCAGTGAAGCAGGTGTTTGTGTCGCGGCACCGCGCTGATGGCTGCATCATTCAGTCGGACTTCTCTAGCTTGGAGGTGTACGTTCAAGCTATCCTCACCAAGTGCGGCAACCTGATCGCGGACTTGAAGGCGGGCATTGACTTGCACGTTATGCGGCTGTCGCTCAAAGAGCACATGGACTACCAAGAGGTGTTCAATCTGTGCAAGGGCTACGTTGACGCCAATGGTGTGCACCACGCGCCCGTTGAGGAGTGGGATTACAAGCGCACAGGCGCCAAGGTATTCTCGTTCCAGCGCGCATATGGTGCGGGCGCCAACAAGATTGCGGACAGCACAGGCATGCCATTGGAGGAAGTCGAGGCCCTGATCGAAGCTGAGAAGCTGCGCTATCCAGAGACTGAATCGTACTTCGAGGCACGGGCCAAGGAGATTACGGCCAACCGTATGCCCACTAACCGCATGGTGCCACACCCCAAGATGCCTGCGGTCATGTGCCAGCTTGGCATAAGCCGGGTGTGCACACCAGATGGCAAGCGCTACACGTACCTGGAATCACCGGCACCGGAGTTCATGGTCAAGCGGGGCGTGCGCGCATCGTTCAGCCCCACTGAGATTAAGAACTACGAAGTGCAGGGCACAGGCGCGGAGTGGATGAAGGCCGCGATGTGGCTGGCTGTGCGCCGCTTCTACCGCGAGCGTAACTTCGGAGGGCTGGCCCTGTTGGTCAACACCGTGCACGATGCGCAGTACGTTGACGCACACGAAAGCGTTAAGCTGCGCGCTGCGCAGTTGCTGCATGCCTGCATGCTGGAGGCAAGCACCCTAATGGAGTGGTGGTTCGGCTGGCCCCTGCCACTGCCTGTACCTAGCGACACCATGATCGGTGCAAACATGGGCGAAGAAAAGCCCGTCGATGGTTTGCTTAACGGCATGCCTGAGCTGCGCAGCGAGCTGCGTTCCCTGTATATCAACAACCACGTACCATCTTTTAACTAAGGAACCTATGACATTCGATATCAAAGCAGCCATCGCCCAAGCGTCAACCACTACGCCGGACATGAACGTCGCACAAAAGGGCGGCGACGGCACGTACACCCCGCCACCCGAGGGCCCTGCCCGTGCCCGCTTCATTGGCTACTACGAGCTGGGCGACCAGACGATCAGCATTCCAGGCAAGCCCGATGTTGTTAAGCCCGGCGTGCGCCTCGTGTTTGAACTGAGCGGTGGTAAGTACGCCCCCAAGGTTACGGACAACGGCCCGATCCCGATGCGCATCAGCATTGACGTGAGCTACAGCCTGAACGAGAAGGCGTGGTTCTACAAAATCTTCAAGCAGATGAACTGGGCAGGCAAGGCCAAGCACATCGCGGAGTTGCTGGGCGAGGCATACCTTGTCACCATTCACCACAAGAAGGACGAGGCAGGCAAGGTCAAGTACGCCACGCTCAAGGGCGCAGCAGGCTACAGCATTCAGCCACCTCAGCAGTACGACGCGCTGACCGAGACGACTACGCCCATCCCTGTCGATCCGCCTATCACCAAGCTGGGTCTGTTCCTGTGGGACTACCCATCTAAGGAGATGTGGGATAGCATCTACATCGACGGTGCGTACGACGATGGCAAGAGCAAGAACGTGATCCAGAATGAGATCAAGGCTGCGGTGAACTTCCAAGGCTCGCCCATCCACGTCCTGCTTTCCAGCGGCACCACCTCGGGCCTGGAGCTGGGTGGCGGCAAAGCCCCTACAAACCCCGATGATCCCTCAGTGGGGGCTACCCCTCAGCCCCTGAATCCGTCGGCCTCCACGGGGCTGGCAGACCCCTTGGCGGGCCTCAACTAAGGAGCACACATGAAGATCATCAAGTTTGTACGTGTTTGTATTGGCGCGCCCTTGGCACTCACTGGCTGTCTGGTAATGTGCGTTGGTATGGCGATTGGCTCTGGTCTCGACAAAGCTACAGAGGCTGTGGGCAAGATGCGCGATGGGTTGAGTAACTAATGGACTGGCTGCAACAGGCGGTGGCAGCCGCATCCGATGCTGCCCCGATGACGCGGCCAGAAGCTCCGGCCACCGTGCCGGGGCGTGTGCTGCATGTGGACGGCGACTACCTAGCGTACTGGGCAGGCGGCAACGATAGCACCAGCGTGCAGACTAGCCGCACAAACGCACTGGGCAAGATCGAGAGCATGCGTGTTGACAGCGGCAGCGAGCGCGTTGTGGTGCACCTGACTGCGGACGGATCGCACAAGGCTAACCGATTCATCATCGCTACGATCAAGCCCTACCAAGGACAACGCAGCAGCGGGCGCAAGCCGCGCAACCACGCGTATCTGCGAGAGGTGCTGCTCGACCTGAACCAGCCGACGCTACAAGCGAAGGTGTGGGGTGCGAGAGAAGCCGACGATGGCATGGCGTTTGTGTCAAGGCAGGCTGCAGACCCTGACCTAGTGGTCATTGCTACCCGCGACAAGGACATGCGCATGCTTCCGGGCTGGCATATCGAGTGGCAGGAACACGGCATGACTTACCTAGCGCGGGACGTGTTTAGCCTGACAGATAATGGGCTGGTCTACGGGCCGCACTGGTTCTGGCTGCAGTGTCTGCAAGGTGACACCGCGGACAACATCCCAGGGCTGCCCCGCTACGTGGATGCTAACGGCAAGGAGCAGAAGATCGCTGACAAGACTGCGGCTAAGTTCCTGTCGTACTGCACCAGCAACGAGGAGGCGTACGCCGAAGTAATCAGCCTGTACCGTAGCTACTACGGCGACAAGGCAGAGGCCGCGCTAGCGGAGCAGGCGCTCCTACTGTGGCTGCGGGGCGATCACGGCGCCACTGAGGACGATGTGTTCACTATCCTCCCAACGGCGCCTAAGCTGCTCGCTGCGGTCAACGACATTAAGCAAAGGATCGAAGATGCAAAGCGTGAAGCTCTCAGCGTCCAAGGTTAAGGAATACCGCGAGGCGCTGCTTGCTGCGCAAGGCGGGCGATGTGTGCTGTGCGGCGAGGTGATCGCAGACGGCGAGGACGTGCTAGACCACGACCACAAGTCCGGGCATGTGCGGGCTGTGCTGCATCGTGGCTGTAATGCCATGCTTGGGCACATCGAGAACAACCGCGCACGCAATCACCTGACAGGCGCACGCCTCTGGCGCTGGCTTGCCAACGTGCAGGCGTACCTGATGGCGCAGTACGCTGACAAGCCGCTGCACCACACGCACCGCACTGTCGAGCAGAAAGTGGAGCGCACAAAGAAACTGGCGAAAGCCTCACGACAGAGAAGGAAAGCAATTGACGCAAGCTAAGATCGGACTAATCGACATTGAGACAGCGCCGCTTGAGGCTTACGTGTGGGCCTTGTTCGACCAGACCGTGGGCCTCAATCAGATCAAGCGCGAGTGGGCCATCCTGTCATTCTGCTTCAAGCCGCTGGGCGCACCTAAGTCACAGCTTGAGTACATGGACACCAGAGGTGAGCCCATGAACGACAAGCCGCTGCTTGACCGCCTGTGGGAAATCATGCACGAGTATGACTTTCTCATTGCGCAGAACGGTAAGCGCTTCGACAAGCGTAAGATTCAGGCACGCTTGATCCTTGAAGGCTACAACCCACCCAGCCCAGTCGGCATCATTGACACGATGCTGCAGGCGCGGCAGGTTGCGGCGTTCACATCGAACAAGCTGGAGTGGCTGAGCACGTACCTATCCGATGTGCCTAAGTCTAAGCACAAGGACTTCCCCGGCTTTGAGCTGTGGGCGGAATGCTTGAAGGACAACGCCAAGGCATGGGATGCTATGCGGCGCTACAACATCCCCGATGTGCTGAGCATGGAGCATGTGTACCTCAAGCTGCGCCCGTGGGCAAGCGGCCACCCTAACGTGGCGGTGTTTACAGCAGACGAGGAGATCGCCTGCCCCAAGTGTGGCAGCGAGGACATTCACCAGCACGGCTACTCATACACAAACGTTGGGCAGTACAATAGATACCTGTGCAATGGGTGCGGCGGCTGGTCGCGTGACCGCTACGTTATCAACAGTAAGAGCAAGCGGCGCGTGCTGCTAGCGAACTAAGGAAAGCATATGGAATTCAAAGTTGGAGATAAAGTACGTCGTGTAGCTGGCAACAGGCATCTGGGTATGGAGATTGGGGACATTGGCACAGTGACTCACGTAGTGCCAGCCGGGGCTTTCGTCCACGGGGTTGGGGACAGATCGGAATCCGAGTACGCTGGAGTAGCGCTAGCCGAGTTTCCAGGAAGGGTCAATAAAGGCACACACCGCGTAGACAAGTTACAGCTTGTGGAAACAGGCGAAGCAGACCCGTCAGGTAAAGACCCGCACAGCCCTGGCGCTAAGCTCGACGCAGGCAAGGTGCGGCCTAGCCTCATCATCGAGGGTATGGCCCGCGCTGTCTGGGCGGTGTCCGAGATTGCCACATTCGGCGCAGCCAAGTACACGCCGGGCGGCTGGGTTACTGTGCCAAACGGACAGGAGCGCTACGCGGACGCTGACTACCGCCATGCACTCAAGCGTGCAATTGGCGAGCAGGTTGACCCCGACAGCGAGAAGCTGCACCTTGCGCACGAAGCGTGGAACGCACTGGCCAAGCTCGACCTGTACCTGCGAGAGCAGGAGAAAGTCAAGACATGATTACCCACACTTACATAGACGCACGACAGGAGCTTATCAGTAGCCAGCTTGAGCTGCACCCGCAACCTGCGGGCGCGCCTAAGCGCGTTGTGTCTATGGCGTTTGCGTACAACGTGCCGCCCAAGGACAAGATGCGGGCAATGGATTACAACGAGCGCAAGCTCAAGGCGCGCTTGCAGAAGGAACCAGCATGAACGCGGAACGATTAGAGCACCCGCTTTTCCGGGCCATGATGCAACTCGTGGTATCCACCGAGCAGGGACACCCAGAGGAGCTGCGGAAAAAGCTAGCTGCTAATGTGCGGGCAGAAATAGAAGCTGCAGAGTGCCGCATGAAAGAACCAACATGACCAGCATGGGCACAGCGTACGTACTGGCTACGCTTATCTACGGCTACCCAGTAGAAGATCGCATTGACGCGCTGTCGGAGTGCGTTAACCTTGTGTTCGACTACTGCGACGAGGCCAAGGCTGACCTCTACGCCCAGCTTGCTGAGCGCCTGGAGGCCGACACCCACTTTGAGGACGCTCACTTTATCATTGAGCAGTGCCTCGACAACACAAGGAAGCACTTTGCCCGACTACATTAATCAGCGCGCACTGCCGCTCGACAAGCAGGCTGCGCAGTTCAAGAAGGTGCACCCTGACTACCGCAAGCTAGCGCTCACGCATGCGCTGCAAAAGAAGTACGATGGCTGCCAGCTTATTGTGCACTCCGAGCCCAACGTGCCTGGACGTACCGCTGCGTTCAGTCGTACTGGCAAGCAGGTAAAGTCCGTCCAGCACCTCATCGACGCAGTGGCGCGAGCCTTCGGCCCTGGCTGGACGGTGTTTGGCGAGGCATGGATGCCGGGCACGGACTTCGCTACCATCAGCGGAAAGTTCCGACAGCATGAGCCAGCGCCGGAACTGCAGTTTGTGGTGTACGACGTTGTCTCGTCCGCGTGCTTTGTCAACAAGCAGCCGGACGGCGCAACCTACGCCACCCGCTTTAAGCACTTGTGCGCCGCGCTTCACACGGCGCAGTCGCCTCATCTTATCGAGGCAGCGACGTACAATCCTGGCAGCTATGGCGATCCGCAGCAACTTGCTAACCAGTGGGTAAATGAGAAGAACACAACAGGCGACCACTTCGACGGCGCGATCCTCCGCGACCCCGCGGCGGCATGGGAACTTGGGGACGCCAAGCTCGGGCAGCTTATCAAAGTTAAGCCGCACCTTAGCTTCACGCTTCGCGTCATTGATTTTGAGTTGGACGTGGGTGAGAAGACGGGTCGGCAGACGGCTGCACTCGTATGCCGATTCAAGGATAACAAGTACCTCAAGGTAGGTAGCGGTCTGACGCATGCCCAGCAGGCAGACCCCGGACAGCTTGTGGGAAGGCTCATTGAGGTAGAGGCTACGGAGTGGAGCAGCGACGGACTGCTGCGCGAGCCCCGCTTTAAGGGCGTTCGGGACGATGTAAAGACACCAGACTTTTAAGGAACAGATGACGCTAACACAGCAAGACGTAGAACGGAACATGTACCACGGCGGCATCGCCCGCTTTAAGGCCAGCGTCAAGCGCGCTGAGGAGGCCGGGGAGGCCGCACGCAACCCGTATGCGGCTTCTGTGTACCGCGAGTTTATCATCCCCGTGGCTAACGCTATTCGTGAGGACATAACCGCCAAGCGAGTCGGGGCAAGGCAGGCGCATGTGCAGCTACTGCTACCACTCGACCCCGAGGCAGTGGCGTTCCTGGCGGTGCGCTCTGCGCTCAACTCGCTGCTGCATGGTACGGACAGCAAGGGCGTGCGCACCATAGGCTACGCCATCGGCACCGCTGTGCACAACGAGCTGGTGCTGGCACAGATCGACACGGAGAACCCCGACCTTTTCCATGCGCTGTCGCAGGACTTTGGCCGCAAGCGCACAAAGAACGTACGGCACCGCATGACTGTCTACAAGATGCAGGCCGAGAAGAATGGTATATCTTGGGCAGAGTGGGGCGTGGGCAGCCGCGAGCAAGTGGGCATGTACCTGCTGGAGTTGCTATCCCGTGTGGGCATGATCGACATTGACCAGCAGCCCACAGACGCAGACGGTAAGCGACTGCGTGCCGCCGTGCACAACATGCTGCATGTGCACCTTGCGCCGGATGTGCGGGACGCGCTTACAGAGCTTACCGACTTGATGGCTGTGACCAACCCGGTGTACGGCCCGTGCGTGGAACCTCCGCGAGACTGGACAAACTTCTGGGATGGTGGCTTTCACACCGCAGAAATGCGCCGCGTCCACCGAGGGCTAGTCAAAGTGCGAGGCTACGCCCGCGAGCTAGTGGAGGACACCCCTATGCCTATAGTGCTGGCGGCTGTCAATGCGCTGCAGCGTACAGCGTGGGCAGTCAACACCCGCGTGCTAGACGTTGTGCGACAGTGCGGGGACTTCGGGGAAGTGGTAACGGCAGCAGAGAAGCCGAAGCCCCCAGTGCCGCAGTGGCTTGGCAGCGGAGTTAGCAAGGAGGACATGAGCCCCGAGGAAATGCGGGAGTTCCTAACGTGGAAGTCAGCGATGCGCGACTGGCACCTAGACCGCAGACTGCGCGGGGCTAAGGCTGGCCGCTACTACAGCGCCACCCGCATTGGGCAGGCGTTCCGAGATTGCCCTGCGCTGTACTTCGTGTACTTCGCGGACAGCCGGGGCCGCTTGTACCCGCTGACCTACGGCCTCAACCCACAGGGCAGTGATCTGCAGAAGGCGCTGCTGCACTTCGCAGTGGGCAAGCCGCTGCATACCGAGGAGGCTCGCCGCTGGTTCCTTATCCAAGGCGCGAACAAGTGGGGCTTCGACAAGGCGGCGCTTGATGACCGCGTGGCATGGCATGAGGACAAACACGAGCTGTTGATGGCTATTGCTAGCGACCCAGTTAACAACCTGGAGTGGCAGAAGGCGGACTGCCCGCTGCAGTTCCTGGCGTGGTGCCTTGAGTACGCGGACTGGAAGATCGACCCATACGGCTTTGAGTCCCGCCTACCAATCAGCATGGACGGTAGCTGCAACGGACTGCAGCATTTCAGCGCGATGCTGCGCGACAAGGTAGGCGGGCAAGCTGTGAACCTAACGGCTAACACCGTGATGGAGGACATTTACCGCCGAGTAGCTGAGCGCGCCGCCGCCCGTATGACGGCTGACCCGGGGCTTAACGAGTTGGGCAAACGCTGGCTGGCGCACGGCATCAGCCGCAGCGTGGTTAAGCGCGCAGTCATGACCACACCGTATGGTGTGACCAAGCGCAGTGCTGTCATGTACGTTATCGAGGACTACCTCAAGACGGGAGCAGCACCCTGCTTTGAGCCGCTGGAGTATTACGCCGCTGCGCAGACCCTCATGAACTACGCATGGCCCGCAATCGGTGACGTTGTGGTCAAGGCCCGTGAGGCAATGGACTGGCTCAAGCAAGCAGCAACTGCTATTCTCAAGCAGGATAAAGAGCGCGAGATTATTTCTTGGGTGACGCCTAGTGGCTTCGTTAGCACACAAGCGTACTATGATGTAGAGGAGCACCGTATTCGCACACGCCTGCACGGTGAGATTAAGCTCATGGTGCACACTGAAAGTGATGAGCCTTCTACAAGCATGCACAGTTCTGGACTAGCTCCTAACTTTGTGCATAGCATGGATGCTGCGCACTTGCATATCACTTCTGCTGCTGCTAAGGATGCAGGTATTGATTCATTAGCTATGATCCATGATGACTATGGTACTCATGCTGCTGACGCAGAGACTCTATATAAGCTTATTAGGAGCACGTTCGTGCATATGTATGAGCGGTTTGATCCGATCATGGATTTTGCTGATGTGTATCCATGTGCGGGTAGTCCTCCTGCTAAGGGAGAGCTGCAGCTAGATGAAGTTCTTCGCTCTCATTTCTTCTTCTCCTGACTATACTGGCTTACGATTACATCGTCGCAACAGATGTGGTATGGTGTAATCAGTAAGTGTACCGAATTGGATTACTATGCTTAACTTACTTGCTAAACTGTTTAACCGTCCGGCTAAGCCCCCAGTGCAATCTGGTACACTTATCGACAACGTGCCAGCAGAGGTACGCTTATGCCACAAGCTGACGCCAGCAATGTATGCACACCTTGAGAACTCCCTGAGTCGTTTGGCCGTAGGCCCAGATACCACGGAGTTGCAGGCTGGGTTCCAGCTTGGCGTCGCCGCTGTACTTGAAAAGCTCCGCAAGGGCTATACCGTAGGAGAGTGACATGTACACGTTAGCCCTAAAGCACAAGCTCTACGCAGAGCTTTACATCCGGGCGCCAGAACTGTACGACAAGGCAGTGGAGCGCTCGGCCCGTGACGGGAAGAAATGGGACACCCGCCTAGATCGTAATGAAGCAGTGGCCCGTGCGCGGCTCATCCTCAACGACTCCATACCCGGGGTGCGCGCTTACATTCTTTGCGATACGCATTTAATGTTCGCCTCGATTGGCAAGATGTGGTGGGCAGATAAGCCATGGCTTATTGAGCAGTGGTATATGCGTGTGGCCCCAGGCCGCAGCAACCCACTCGCGGCGGTAGAAAAGCTCGCAGACGACAACGGCTGTGCCGCCACAGTATTCGGAACGAGCCTTGCTGCCAAGGACGTAGCACTCGGACGCTTGCTGGAACGCAGCGGCTACCGCATCGAATCAACCCAGTACATAAAGGACTACACATGGCCGCAATCACAGGCACCATCATCGGACTAGGGCTAGCCGCAGGGGCCTCAGTCTACGGCGCGAACCAGCAGCGTAAGGGCCAAGCAGAAGCTGTAGCTCAGGCTGAGCGGCAGGCTGCTGAGCAGAAGCGCCAGTATGAGGAGACTGCCCGTAAAGCACAAGAGCAGGCAGCAGAGACAGCGCGGCAGGCAGCTATCCAGATGGCGCAAGAGCAGGAGAAAGCCCGCGTTGCAGACCAGATTCGTCTGCAGACAGAGGCGGACTTGGCAGCGCAGGCGCAGCGGCAAGAAGATGCGGGCCTTACCCCGGACACTACTACCAGCCCACGCAAGCGCCGTGCTGCCTATCAAGGCACAGTAGGATCAGTTGCTACGGGTGACGTAGCCGCAACGACTGCACCGACTACCGGGAGTATCCGCGTATGACGATCCGCACAGCAAAGGCAACCTTCTACGATCTGGACGCGCAGCGCTCAGGGATCATGAATCGCTGTGAGGACTACGCGAAGTGGACGCTACCGCGCTTGCTCCCGGAGTCCACGTTCGACCAGAACATCACCGAGCTGGCTAACGACTATCAGTCCGTTGGGGCACAAGCTACGAACCATCTAGCCAACAAGCTGATGCTCACGCTATTCGCACCAAGTCGCCCATTCTTCCGGCTCGACCTCGACCCAAAGCTGCGCAAGACTGTGCTGGCGCAGGGCATGGCGGAAGCAGAGCTAGACGCGGTGCTGGCGCTAGGTGAGAAGTCCGCGCTCCGCGTGCTAGAGCAACGGGGCTTGCGCCCTAAGTTGTTCCTTGCCCTGCAGTACCTGATCGTTCTGGGCAACGCGCTCCTGTATCTGCCGGATAAAGGCGATGCCCGCGTGTTCAGCATGCGGCAGTGGGTTGTGCGCCGCACCGCCGATGGCCGCGTCAAGGAGTTGTGCATCCGAGAGTGCATGAAGTTTGACGAGCTGGACGCAGCAGCCCGCGATGCGTTTATCCTGGCCTCTGGAAAGCCAAGGCCGCTGGACACTGCCGCGGTGGAGCTGTTCACCCTTGTTCGCCGCAACGACGCCAACAAGCTGGAGCTGCGGCAAGCAGTCAACGAGTACGACCTGGGCGACGAGTTCGCAGCAACGTACAACGATGACACCTGCCCATACCGCGTGGAGTGCTGGAACTTGTCGGACGAGGCCAACTACGGCTCTGGCTTGGTAGAGGATTACCGAGGTGCGTTCTCTGCGCTGAGCACAATGTCCGAAGCGGAGATTGAGGCAGGCGTGTTATGCTCTGAGTTCCGCTGGCTGGTAAACCCATCCGGGCAGACTAAGCCCGAGGACTTAGAGGAATCCGAGAACGGCGCGGCGCTTCCTGGCTTCAAGGACGACGTGGTGCCTATCACGTTCGGCAACGCCCAGAACCTGCAGGTACTCGCAGCGGTAAGCGAAAAGCAGATTCGCGTGATAGGCCAGGGCTTCTTAATGCCCAGCGCTGTGACCCGTGATGCTGAGCGCGTGACCGCCGAGGAGATTCGCGGGCAGGCCATCGAGCTTGAGACTGGATTGGGCGGCGTATATACGCGGCTTGCCTCTAGCCTCCAGCCGTACATCGCCGCCTTTCTGCTCAAGGGTGCAGACATATCCATTGCCAACACAAAGCTCACAGTGCAGGTCATTACGGGCCTGGATGCGCTGAGCCGTAGCGGTGACCTGGAGAATCTGCGGCTGGCCTTGCAGGACATTGCGAGTTTGCAGACCCTCGGGCCGGACTTACTCGGCACCCTGAACCTGCAGGAGATCATGACCGCCATCTTTATTGGGCGCGGCGTACCTCCAACCAAGTTCGTCAAGGCACCAGAGCAGGTACAACAAGAGCAACAAGCACAGCAAGAGCAGCAGACACAGGCAATGGCTGCACAAGAAGGCGCACGCGCCGCAGCTAACAACGCAATCAGCAAAGGGAATCAATGACCACAGAAGCACAAGCATCCAATGAGCCTACCCCAGCGGTAACGCCTCCAGCACCGGCAGCACCTGCCGCACCGGAGCCTGTAGTACCCGTTGCGCTTAGCACCGAGGCCGCGCCTGCTGCCAAGGTTGATCCAGCCCCCGAGCCTACTGCAAAGTTTGAGCCTACGGGTGACGTGGGCCTCGACGTAGCTTATGCATTCCTGAGCAAGCTCGGAGTTAAGCCCGATGATCCCGCAGTCGAAGCGGCAAAGGCCGGGGACTTCGCGCTGATCCGCGCCAAGTTGAGCGCAATGGGTGACAAGGCTGCGGGCTGGCAGGAGCATGTAGCGCTGGCCCAGGACAGCTACAGCCGCTCGGCTGAGCGCGCTACGGCTGCCGCAAAGGCTACTGCCGACGCCGTGTACGGTGTCGTCGGAGGCAAGGATACCTGGGACAAAGTGCAGGCATGGGCCAGCGCCACCGCGTCGGCGGAGGAGAAGGCGGAACTTAACGCCAGCTTTGAGCGTGGGGGCCTAGTTGCTAAGGCTGCTGCCAAATACCTGCACAACCTGTGGGTAGCCAAGTCGGGGCAGGCGGTGCACAAGCCCGCCGCTTCGGGCAATGCCAGCGCCGCCACTGTATCCGACAGCAATCCCCTCAGTGCCAAGGACTACTCCAAGGCAGTAGCGGAACTGGTCAAGCAGTACCCAGGGCGCGACCTCAACCGCGTTCCTGAGTACGCAAAGCTGCAGCAACGCCGTGTAGCAGGCAAGCGCGCAGGCTTGTAAAGCAATCCGGTACACTTACTGATATACACCTACAGTGGGTGTACCAACCCAATCTAAGGAGGCCATGATGGCACTTGATGACGTCTTCAATGTAGTACACCCCAATGCCATTAATGGCGCAGATACCACAGCCGCTGAACAGCGCGCACTGGTTATCGAGGAATTCACGGGGATGGTCGAGGGTACCTTGCAGCGGCGCTCGCTGATGGTCGGCCAAGTCCCTGTGCGTTCCGTGCAGGGTACTGATACCTTCACGAACCATGCGATTGGTGAGTCCACGCTGGGCAAGGTAACTCCCGGCGTTACACCCGACGGTACCAAGAACGACTTCTCTAAGAACAACCCTGTGGTGATCGACACAGTGGTTAACGCCCGCGCTGTGCTGGGCTTGCTTGAGCCTTTCCAAACGCAGATGAACGTGCGCCAGGAAATCGCTACCGAGCACGGTAAGAAGATCGCTAAGTTCTTCGACCAGACCATCCTGATCCAAGCCGCTAAGGCTGCCCTGCTGACACAGAGCACCTTCTCGCGTGGCTCTGCTGGCAAGCCCGCTGGGCACTTCGGCGGCTCGCAAGAAACCCTGGCCGCATCCGGCGACCTGAGCGATCCTGCTAAGCTGTATGCTGCCTTGGCCCGCTTGCTGGTCAAGATGGAGAAGAAGGACGTTGATCCCCGCAATGACGATGTGTTCATTGTGGTGCGCCCTGACGAGTACTACACTCTGATCCAGGCTGAGCAGTTGGTCAACGCCTCGTACGTGACTGCCACGGGTAACCAAGTCAACAACGGCTGGGTGCTCAAGACCTACGGCGTGCCTGTGTACAGCACCAACAACGCGCCCTTCCTGCAGACCATCTCGGGTCACCTCATGAGCAACGCTGGCAACAGCAACGCTTATGACGGCGACTTCTCCAAGCTGGCTGCCTTGGCGTTTAGCACCCGTGCTATCATGGCTGGTGAAACCATCCCGCTGCAGACCGATGTGTTCTACGAGCGCAAAGAGAAGTGCTGGTTTGTCGATGCTCACTTGAGCTTCGCTGTCGGCCCTAACCGCGCCGAGTTCGCAGGCGGTATCCTGCTGCCCTAATAGGCCCTAGCCCCTTTGTCCTTCATGGATGAAGGGGCTATTTTTTCGTGAGGTCACTATGACTACTCCACAGCTAGACGCAGTGAACGACATGCTCGCCATCCTGGGAGAGCTGCCTGTTAACGACCTGCTCTCAAGTCACCCGCTGGTGCCAACAGCCCTCCGCGACTTGCGCACAGCAAGCGAACTGCTGCAGACGCAGCGCTGGTGGTTCAACACAGAAACAGTAACGCTGCAGCCCCAGGTGGGCACGAAGCATATTCTGCTGCCTGCAGACACCTTGGCCGCTGACCCATATGATGCGGCGCCCCGAACCGCAGTACGTGGCAACCTACTCTACAACTCGGACACAGGGTCTATCGAGTGGGACAAGGCCGTCACACTGCGCCTGCACCGCATGCTCCCATTTGACGAGCTGCCGCTATTGGCCCGCATGTGCATTTCGTACACAGCGCAGATTACCTTTGGCGTGACGCACAGCGCCGATCCCGGCAAGGTTAGCCGCATCGAGACTGCCCTGGCTACAGCGAGGGCGGCGCTCGGGGCCGAAGACATTAGGAGCACGCGCTCCAACTTACTTTACAAACCATCAACCCTGCGGGTACTCGCTGACATTAGCGGCTATCGGCAGCGGCGCAACATCCGATAGGAGGGCTTATGGCTAAGACTGGCGACGTACTGCCAACCCTGCTGCGTGGTGTCAGTCAGCAGCCCCCAGAGGTGCGGCTAGACGGACAGCACACTGAGCAGATCAATATGGTCAGCGACCCAATCCACGGACTCTGCCGCCGTGCTGGTAGTGTGGCCGTGGGCTCCTCCCTTCTAGGCGGGGCCTCGGCTGGCGCAGAGTTTGCTGACTGGGTGTGCAAGGATGTGCAGATCGAGGGCGAAGAGTACGCGCTACTAACACGCAAGGCAGCCTCTCCGAGTGGGCTACCGCCCGTGCTGCTGTACCGCAAACGCGATGGCGTGCGCATTACCGTGAGTGCAAGCTCTGGGGCCTTGAGCCAGCTTGTAAACGGCGTGGCGGCGCAGACCGTGGCGGGCCGCTTCCTCGTTCTGGCGGGCGTTGGGCAGGTGAGCACGGCGACGCAGGCGAGCCCTCCAACGCTGGGCTACGACTACCTACGCTACGACAGCGACGCTAACCGTAACCGCGCCGTGGTATGGGTTAAGGCGGGCGCGACTGGACGCACCTACCGCATTCGCGTCACACTTACTAACGGTACAGTGTTGTCCTCTGACTTCGCTGTACGCTCCCCGTACTACCCTA